AATAGTTTCTCCCGTAAATAGTTTACTACATACAAGTGGGTTAAAAAACTTTTCAGATACTGAATTTATAGAAACAGTAAATGTCAATTCAACACCAGGAATTTCTTCAGCAAGAGATTCTGATGTTTCAATAACTCGTGATTTTATAGAAGAATCTAGAGTAGATACTATTAATAACTTTGACTTAGTTATTGATGTTGATATATCTTAATTTTAATTAATTTTTCCAAAATGTCAAAATCAAAATTCCTAAAGTTACAAAATACAAAACTATCAAACTATATTGAACTCAAAACTAATAGAGTTTTGCAGATAGATGATATTAGTTCCGAATTCTCAAGTGCGGAAGATAGTAGGGAACTGTTCTCTAATGTTTTGACGATAGATTCTACAAGAAGTTACAATAGATTTTTGGTTCAAATTATAGATTCTTCACGAACACAATATCAATTAGCAGAACTAATTACATTAAGTGATGATAATGACATTTATACATTAACTAAAGGATTAGTGACTAACAAGGAAGGTAGTGAACTAATTGCTGACGTTTATGGATTTGTTGATGGATTAAATAATATGTATTTGAGATTTGAACCAACAAATCCTAATGATTTTAACTATGATATTAAAATATTAAAAAATGAATTCGTAACAAGATCTATAGGAATAAATACGGTTTCTATTGGATATGTTGATTTATTTGCAAATAACTCTCTTATTGAACCACTATCAACTGAAAATATTTTATCTCTAGATGTAAATGAGTATAGTTCAGTATATGCGTCATTAAATGTAATTAATACTGCTTTAGATTATAAAACTTATGTCGAAATATACTTAACACATGATGGCGAAAATACTTATCTGAGTGAGTTTTATTTTGATGATGTTGACCAATATAACGGAAGATATATTGGAACCTTTACTTCTTATATTTCTGGAGGACTTTTAAAATTAGATTTTGTAAATGATTCATCTATAGATACAATATCTGTAAGAACTAGAAATGTTGGATTTGGTTCAACATCAATTGGTTCTGGAATTTATAGATTTAAATCAGAAACAGAACCAGATGGTTTTGAAAGAAGTGCAACTTACGAATCCAATATTTCATATACAAATTCAGGAAATCCAGGAACTGTAATATCTTTAGATAAAAGTCTATTTACATCAATCAAATCTCTAGTAAAAGTTGGAATTGGAAGTACCACAGCACTACATCAACTATTAACGGTTCATGATGGACAAAAAATTCAAGTAGCACAATATCCATTTCTTTCTATAGGAAGCACTTCTGGTATTGGAACTTTTGGTGGAGAATATTCTGGCAATAATATTCAAATAAAGTTTTATCCAGATTCGGAATTTAATGGCAATATAGAGATACTTTCTTTTAATGAAAATATTTACACATTTTTAGATTTTGGTAATGAATATCCACCTTTAGAGTATTTGCCTAACAGAGAATCTTTAGAAACCTCTACTTTTTTTGGAACCAACTTAGAAGATATTAATAAAACTGATTTTGTACTAAAGTATGAAGGAACGCCCATTTTTTCAAAAAGATTTAATCCATCCAGTACAAGTGTTTTAAATAAAGAAACAGGAACCTTTAATATAAGAAATCACTTTTTTAGTACAGGTGAAGAACTAATTTACACTCCAAAATCTAGCTTCTTAGGTATCGGTGCTACCGCTGTTGGAATCGGTCAGACATTAAGTTATACAGGGTCTTTAACAAGTATATTACCAGATAGAGTTTATGCTATAAAACTTAATAATGACCAGTTTAAAATAGCAACAAGAAAAGAATATGCTCAGGCAGGAATATTTGTCACCTTTACATCAAATGGTGAAGGAAATGCCCATGAATTTGAAATGATTAAAAAGAATGAAAAGTCTTTAATTTCTATAAATGATTTAACTCAATATCCTTTAGCATATACTTCACTATCTTATGTTTTAACTGATAATGGTGGACAAATTAGTACCGAATCTACTATCTTTAGTTTAAGTGGAATTAGTAGTATAAGTCCAACAGATTTGTTGAAAGTTAATGATGAATTCATGTACGTTACTAATGTGGGTGTTGGAACCACCAGTAACGGTCCCATTACATTTGAAGGTAGTTATTCTTTAGTTGAAGTTAATAGAGGTTATGTGGGCACCTCTGCAACTTTTCACTTAGATGGTGATGAAGGTAGAATTTATAGAGGTTCCTATAATATAGTTGGAAATGAAATACATTTCACTAATCCACCAAGAGGAAGTAGTTTTTATGTGAGTGACTTAGATTTTAGTAATTTAAGAAGAAATAAAGCAACTTTTAATGGAAGAGTATTTTTAAGAAATAATTATGATAGTAATGTAATATACGATAATATATCAGAAAAGTTTACTGGTTTAGACCAAGATTATACTGTTACTGTTCAAGGTATTAATACTGTTGGATTGGGTACTAGTGGTGGAAATGGAATAGTATTTTTAAATGGAATATTCCAAACACCAACAACTTTAAATAACACTAATAATAATTTTGAAATTATTGAGGATACTAACGTTGGAATAACTAGCATAGTATTTACTGGTATTACTGATGAGAATGGTAATATAATAATATCAGAATCTGATGTCAATCAAAACCAACTTCCTAGAGGAGGTTTAATTGTCTCACTTGGGTCTACCCCAGGACTTGGGTATGCGCCTCTTGTAGGGGCAAAAGTCATACCAATACTAAATTCAAGTGGTTCTATCGTAAATATAGTTGGAACAGCAAGTACTGGAAACCCAATAGCATTTAGTACAGTATCATATAATAATGAAAATGGAATTTTAGATATTTTTACACAAAATGTAAGTTTATTGAACGATGCTACTCAAGTAAAACTAGTTGGATTAGCATTTACTTGTCCATCAAATCCCGGTATTGTATCATATTTTCCAAGTCACGATGAACCTCTCAATATAACTAGTGTTGGAAGCACATATTTCTCAGTTCAAGTAGGAACTAGTACTTTACCCCACAACTATGTGGGATTTGGGACGGTTTATCCTTGGTATTCAAATTTAACATTTGGTTCTGGGTATAGAAATCCCGTATCTATTGCAGTTACGGAAGTTGGACATGTTGGTTCATCTGCTAGTATATCGGCAACTGTAGGGGCAGGAGGAACCCTATCATTAAACATTTTATCTTCCGGTACAGGATATACAAATCCATCCATAATTATATCTCCACCATCTTATGAATATTTGCCAGTAGTGGGAGTTTCTAGACTTGGTATTGGTAATACTACAGATACTGGTACTGGATTACTTTTAAATGTTGAAGTAGGTGCAAGCTCAACTTCTGGAATAGGTTCAACTACATTTGAAGTTACTTCCTTTAAAGTAGCAAGAAATGGATATGGGTTTAGAAGAGGTGATATTTTTAAGCCGGTTGGATTAGTTACTGCAAAGGGTTTAAGTCAACCGATAAGTGAATTTCAATTGACAGTTTTGGATGTTTTTAATGATTCATTTGCTGCTTGGCAGTTTGGGGAATTAAATTACATAGATTCTATTAAAAATTTCCAAGATGGATCTAGAACAAGATTTCCACTCTTTTATAATTCAGAATTACTCAGTTTTGAGATTAATCCTTCCGACCAAGATTCTCAATTAATTGATTTAGATTCATTACTTATAATTTTCGTAAATGGTATTTTACAAGTTCCTGGAGAATCTTATCAGTTTAATGGAGGAACCTCTTTTACATTTACACTACCACCAAAACCAGAAGATAATATATCAATATTCTTCTATTTGGGTACAAGGGATGAAGATTCTGTTCAAGTAAATGTAAATGAAACATTAAGAATTGGGGATGAAATCCAAGTCCTTAAAAATAATGAATTATTAACTACTACTATAACTCAGGAAAGAAGAATAATAACAGATATTGCAGCATCAGATAGAATTGAAACTGCAATTTATACTGGTCCTGGAGTTGATGACATAAATCAAAGACCTTTATCTTGGATAAAACAAAAAAGAGATGTAATCATTAATGGTGAGAATGTATCTAAATCTAGAGATTTACTAGAATCTCAAATATATCCAACTTCAAGAGTAATAAAGTCAGTTGATACAAGCACAAATGAGATATTTTTAGATAACGTTACATTATTTGAATATGATAATCCAAATAATGTTGACTTTGACTTATTATTATATTCAGAAGAAAATGAAAACTTAGTTACTGCTTCGGTGACTCCCGTAGTCTCTGTTGGAGGTTCTATTACTGACTTAGTTATTGATAATGCTGGTAGTGGATATATTGGAACCAGTATTCAAGTTAAGTTTTCAAAACCACTAGATGGGACTGTTGCTTCAGCATCTTTATCAGTATCTGATGGACAAGCATCTTTACCAGTATCAATTATTAGTAGCGGTTCTGGTTACGATTCTGTTAATCTACCGCAAACAATTGTGGAAGCACCAAGACCTAGAATTGAGTATCTCTCAAACTGTAGTAATGTTATTGGATATGAAGCAAGTATCGTTTCTATAAACACTTGTCCTGGAATTGGCACTAATTTAGGACTTAAATTTGAGCTTTATCGTCCTGCAGGATTATCTCAACTGCAAGTTGGATATCCAATATATGTTTTTGGAACTTATAATGGAAATGGGACCATTTCAATTATTTCAAACGATAGTGAAGTTTTATCAATAAGCACTAATTTCACTAATAACATCTACTATGTCAGTTCTTTTGATTTAAATAGTGGAATTGCAACTTGTAATATTTTATCCACTACTAATGTTTCTGGAATTGAAACTTCAGGAACAATAACATCTCCAGTAGGAAAAATGTCTTGGGGAAGAATAAGTGGATTTAGTAGATCTGAGAATCCTATAAGTTTGAATATAGATGGCAATACCTCTACAAGTGGATTATCAACTTATCCAATAATTCAAAGAAGAGGGTATGGTCTTCGGGAAACTGGTTCCATAAAGAAAGCAATCAACTCTATTTAATTGATATAAATATAAAAAAAACTTTGAATAATGCCTGCTATAGTAACCGATCAGTTTAGAATCTTAAATACTAATAACTTTATTGATTCTTTTAATGATGGATCTAATTCATATTATATTACATTAGGACTCCCAAATCCAAATTCTCCAGGATTTGCTAGAGACCCTCAATGGGATGGTCCTAACGTAATTGGAACTGGAGTAGTTCCCAATCCAACAGATAATGATGATTATCTAAGTCAATATAGAGATGTATCTCTATTTGGGAAAAAGGTAAATCAAAGTAATGTAAGACGTGTTATAAGAAGAATTGATTGGGTTAGAGGTGCAAAATATGATATGTATCGCCATGACTACAGCATCAGTAACTTAACGCCTGTTACTGGCAAATCTAGACTTTATGATGCCAACTATTATGTAATGAATAGTGACTATAGAGTTTATATTTGTTTGAATAACGGTGCTTCTGGCGTTAATCCTTCAGGAAACTCGTCAGAAGATGAACCAACATTTACTGATTTAGAACCATCCAAAGCAGGAGAAAGTGGTGATGGTTATGTTTGGAAATACCTTTTTACAGTTGCTCCAAGTGATATTGTAAAGTTTGATTCTACAGAATTTATAACTTTACCCAACAACTGGGAAACATCTACAGATTCTCAGATAGTTTCTATAAGAGAAAATGCAGATTCTTCTTTAAATAATAATCAAATAAAGGAAGTTTATATTGAAGAATCGGGAAGAAACTATATTAGTGGTGAAGTCAATATACTGGGAGACGGTACTGGAGCAAAAGCTTTTGTTGAAGTGAATACTAATGGCGAAATAACCAGCGTTACTGTAACTTCAGGTGGTAAAGGATATACATATGGAATTGTTGATTTAGGAACACTTCAACCAAGTAATTCTATTCCATTTCCAGCAAAATTAATTCCAATTATACCACCTTCCCGTGGTCATGGATATGATTTATATAGAGAATTAGGAGCAGATAGAGTTCTATTGTACTCCAGATTTGACGACTCAACTAGAGATTTTCCAACAGATACTAATTTCTGTCAGATTTCTCTAATAAAAAATCCTTCAAAGTTTTTATCAACAGAAACATATATTGAAAATCAATTTTCCAGTTTATACTCAATAAAATTCTCAAATACAAATACCTTTTCTCCTCAGATTGGAGAAAAAATAATTCAAACAGTTTCATCAGGTATTGCTGTTGGGTATGTTGCATCTTACGATACAACAACAAAAGTAATGAAATACTTTAAAGAAAGATCTCTATATTATAATCAAACTACTTACGATACTACGGATTACATTGGCGTTTCTACTAGTGGAAATCCACAGATAGAATTTAGTTCAGATGGTGGAGCAGTTACTGCTACAACTAGTGGTTTTTCTGGAAGTGTTGATACTGGGTTTAGTGGTATTAGTACAACAATTAATGGGCAAATTATAAACCTAGCAACACAATTTACAAATGGTCTTGCAAATCCTGAGATAAATAAAAAGACGGGAGATGTTTTATATATTGACAATAGACCATTAGTCTCAAGAAACTCTCGCCAAAAAGAAGACATAAAAATCATCTTGGAATTCTAACAAATGGCTCAAAAAACAAATCTAAATGTAAGTCCATATTTTGACGACTTCAATTCAGATAAGGGGTATTATAAAGTATTGTTTTCTCCAGGAAAACCAGTACAAGCAAGAGAATTAAATACTTTACAGTCACAATTACAAAATCAAATTGAGACTTTTGGTAGCCATATTTTTAAAGATGGTTCTATGGTAATTCCTGGAGGAGTTACATATGATTCTCAGTTTTATGCCGTTAAGTTAAATCCAAGACAATTTGGCGTAGATATAAACATTTATATTAATAGTTTTATAGGAAAGAAAATTGTAGGTAGAACTTCACAAGTATCAGCGATAGTTGACTATATTGCCTTTCCAGAAGATAGTGATGAAGTAGATAATATTACTTTATATGTAAAATATGTAGAGTCGGATGTAAATAATGAATTTTCTCAGTTTAGAGATGGTGAGGAATTATATGCACTAGAGGACGTTGTTTATGGCAATACTACAATTAGAGCACAGACCACTTTTGCAAGTGTAATTTCTGAGAATGGAACTGCAATTGGTTCCGCTGCTCATATTAATAATGGAATTTATTTTATTAGAGGATTTTTTGTAGAAGTATTAAAACAAACAATAATATTAGATTACTATACCAATACTCCAACATATAAGATTGGTTTAAATGTAAATGAAGAGATAATTACAGCAAAAGATGATAATTCTCTTTATGATAATGCAAAAGGATTTACTAATTTTGCAGCACCTGGAGCAGACAGATTTAAAATATCTTTAACACTAGATAAAAGACTAGCAGATGATTCTGGTGATCCAAATTTTATAGAATTGATGCGAACTGATGCTGGTGAGTTAAAGAAAGAAGATACCACCACTCAGTATAGTCTAATTCGTGATTATCTTGCAAAGAGAACTTATGATGAGTCTGGAGATTATTCAGTACAACCATTTACAATTACTGTAAATGAATCTTTAAATAATAGAATTGGAAATGATGGATTATTCTTTGAAAATGAGAAGACAGATGATGGAAATGATCCTTCATCAGATTTAGCAGCAATCAAAATTTCTCCGGGGGTAGCATATGTAGGTGGTTATGATGTATTAAAAACCACAACCACTATTATAGACACGCAAAAACCAAGAACTACTGAGAAAGAGTCTAATGTTTCTGTCCTATTTAAAATGGGCAATTACATTAGAGTAAACAATGTAACTGGATGCCCATCTCTTAAGAATACAGTAGATCTATACGACGGAAGAAAAAATTCAACAACTACTGCAAATGGAGAAAAGATAGGAGAAGCTAGAGTATATAATTTTAGTTTAACAGATTCTCCTTACGAAGGAACAAAAACTAGTTGGGATTTATATCTATTTGATGTTCAAACATACACGCAATTAACATTAAATAGTGCATTAAGTTCATCAGAACTTCCTGCCACTTCATTTGTAAAAGGAAAAAGTAGTGGAGCAACTGGATTTGCAGTTAGTGCAGGAAATGGAACTTCTACCATATTGACTTTAAGAGAAACATCAGGAACTTTTACTGAAGGCGAACAAATATTAATAAATGGAGTGGATGACTCTCCAAGAACAATTAGAAATGTTAGAAACTTTGGAATTCAAGATATTAAATCAGTATTTCAATCAGGAAGTCCAGCATTTATTGCAGACTCCTTACTTTCCCAAAGCTTATTGCCAGGATTCTCTTCCCAAGATGTTTTCAGAATTAATTCTACAGGGCAAGTATCTTGTCCCGGCAAATTCTTTAGTGGAATAACAACAAATACTATCATTTCTTATGTTAGAGGTGATAGTGATTCGACTATTGAAACTGTTCCGTACTATAACAGAGTTTCATCTATATCTCCTGATGGAACATCTATGCAGTTAGAGGCAGTTTCTACTGTTTCTGGTGTTTGTAATGGGTCTATTGGTGCTGGAACTACATCTTCTATTAGAATATTTTCAAGAATACCAAGTATAGTTTCTTATAATGATGGTTCTTTGTACGCTGAGCTACCATTAACAAACGTATCTTCTGTAGATTTGCAAAATTCTTTATTGACATTTAAATCGCAGGCAGATTCTACTTTAGGTACGGTAACAGGAAATGAGCTGGTTGTTGATTCAAGTTCTTTCGATTTACCAATAGGTTTAAGTACTGCATCGTTCCAAGGATTCGATCAAGAAAGATATTCAATCCACTATACAGATGGAACTACAGAAACTTTAAGTTCAGATAAGTTTGATTTGGATATTGCACAAAATCAGGTAACTTTTAGTGGAATTAGTAATAAAGATATTCATAAGGTTAATGCAACCTTAATTAAATCTGGAATTAGAAGTAAGGTAAAAGTTTATAATAAGAGTAAAGTTGTAGATGTAATTTACTCAAAGTATCAAAAATCTGGAGATCAGGAGAATTCTTCCGTATCTGATGGATTAACATATAAAGAATATTATGGTCTTAGAGTTCAGGACGAAGAAATATGTTTGAATTATCCTGATGTTGCAAAAATTATAGCAGTTTTTGAATCTCTTGATTCAAATTCTCCACAGTTAGATCAATTAACTTTTAGTTCTCTTGTAAACGTTGCAAACAATTCAATTATAGGAGAACAAATTGTTGGTCAAACTTCAGGTGCTGTTTGCCAATTAGTCAGAAAACCAATTGGTTCCCCAAATAATATTGAATTCGTATATTTAAATAGTAATAGATTTGTAAAGGGCGAAACTGTATCATTTAAAGAATCTGAAATAACTACTGAAATTGATGATATTATTTTAGGTAAGTATAAAAATATTACTAACAGTTATGCTTTAAATGGTGGACAAAAAACTCAGTACTATGATTATTCTAGGTTGGTCAGGAAACCTGGAGAACCAGAACCATCTAAAAAGATTACAGTAATTTTTGATCACTATACAGTACCTCAAGATGATAATGGAGATGCTTTTACAGTTTTAAGTTATTCTAGAGATCAATATCTATCATTAATTCCTAGAGTTGGTCCAGATAATATTTCTGCTTCAGAGTTGCTGGATTTCAGACCTAGAGTTGAATCTATAGATGATGTTACTTTAATTTCATATTCGCCATTTGATTTTTCTTCAAGGGATTTTGTTACAAACCCAACAAATTTGAATGTGATTCTTGCTCCAGATGAAGTTTCAATTCTTGGTGTTGAATATTATGTTGCAAGAATTGATAAGATATTCTTAGATAGGCAAGGTAGATTTGTAATTAAAAATGGAAATCCTGGAGCAATACCTTCTCCTCCAGAAAAAATTGATGCTGCTATGGAGTTGGCAACTATTTATTATCCACCTTTCCTTGAGAATGCAAAAGATGCTTTTATTGCACTAGAAAGCAATAGAAGATATACTATGAGAGATATTGGAAAGATTGAAACAAGAGTAAAGACCTTGGAAAAGGTAACTTCACTTTCTTTATTAGAATCAAGTACTCAAAATTTACAAATTAGAGATGCTGATGGTCTAAATCGTTTTAAAACTGGATTTTTTGTTGATGATTTTAAAGATACTTCTTATGTGGATACTTTCTTATCTGCGGCTGAAGTTGACTCTCTTGAGCAACATCTAGCTCCGATTAGATTTGAAAATACATTACCCAACATACCAGAAACAGTATGGACAAATGATTTAGACAATCTAAGTAAAAAAAGAATTATTAGAAGTAAAGACGGAAATATTAGATTTACTGGAGATCCAAATTCCCCCTCAACACTATCATTAGATTATACCAACGTTGCTTGGATAGAACAACCTATTGCAACACAGGTTGAAAATGTCAATCCATTCCATGTTGTAGAATATAGAGGTCAAGTAACTCTATCTCCAAATAATGATAGATGGGTAAGAACATATAGAAAACTTCCAGATAAAATTATACAAAAATCAAATACAATATATAACACTATTGATAAAACAAGAACTAATACTGTTAATGTTGATGGTGGCCTTACTAGAGTGCCAGCAAGACAGTTTGATGCAACCTTACTATCTTTAAGGTCTAGTGGTGCTAATTTTACGTTTACTATGGGCACAGGACCTGTAGTAGTAAATCCAGAACTTGGAATTAGAAATGGTTCTAGAATAACTCAGACAACAACTACTACTACATCTTCAACAAATACTACAACAAATACTACATCATCATCAACATCAAGTACTGTTACTAGATTGATAAATGTTGAAGATGAAAAATATATGAGATCTAGAAATACTGAATTTTTTGCTGTTAATTTAATGCCATTTTCTAGATTTTATCAATTCTTAGATAGTCAAAGTGGTGTTAAATTCGTACCAAAAATATTAGAGATTTCAAAATTTTTATCTGAAACCGAATTACCTCTCTCAGTAAGATCCCCAGGAGCAGTCCTTCTTCCAGGTTTTACTGATGATGTGTCAAAAATTAAACCGACTGGATCAAATGGTGTTTTTAGAATTGGTGAAGATGTAATTGGTTACGATAGTGTAGGTAAACAGGTAATTAGATTTAAAGTTGCTCAACCAAATCATAAAAATGGACCTTTTAATGCACCAGAATCAACCTATGGAGGATGTCCATATGATAGGAATATAACTCTTCCTTCTAATTATACTAGTAGTTTGGGATATCTGAATATAGACACTAAGTCACTCTCTGCAGAGACTATTGGTGATTATTATGGATTCGTAACCACCGCAACTAAACTTGTAGGTCAAACTAGTAAAGCTGTTGCATATGTTACTAGAGTTAGATTAGTATCAGATGCTTATGGAGATCTCCAAGGATGCTTCTTCTTAGATGATCCAAATATAGACCCCAGACCACCTGTAAGAATTTCTACCGGCACTAAAACTTATAAGCTTACAAATAGTCCCACAAATGCAACTCCACTTCCAGGAAGCAAGGAGATTTCTAGTGCCGAAACTTCATATGAAGCAACTGGATTATTGAGAACTGTTCAAAATGAAACAACTATTACAACAACTAATTTAGTAACAACTACCAATATTACAACTATTACAAGAACAAATAGAACAACAACTTTAGAAAGATATGACCCTCTTGCACAGTCATTTGAAGTTGGTAGAACTGCACAGTCTCCACAAAATTCAAATATAAATCCAATAGCGGACAGAAATGGTGTATATCTAACTGCCGTGGACATTTATTTCAGGAAAGTTGATTCTGGAAATAGTCCTGTAACTATTGAAGTTAGAACTATGGAGTTGGGAACTCCAACTCTTACTAGAATTGGAGAAGCGGTAACTCTTAGACCAGATGATACACTTCCAAACGGAAGAAAGTTAAAAGAAAATATTTCAGAAGATGCTTCATTAGCAACAACTGTGGTATTCCCATATCCTATATTCTTAGCACCAGATGATGAATATGCAATTGTATTATTGGCACCGGAGAGTGTAGGATATGAAGTTTTTATTGCTGAAATGAATAAACCTTCATTAAATACACAATTCCTAACAGGTTTACCAGAAGCAGAGAGAGTTAAATACTCCAAACAATTTGCAATTGGTAGTTTGTTTAAGTCTCAAAATGGTTCTATTTGGACTGCAGACCAAAATCAAGATCTTAAGTTTAAATTATATAAAGCAAGATTTAACCCAACAGGAACTGTATTTTTCTACAATCCACCATTAAATACAACTACATCCAATTCTTTCTTCGGAAAACTACCTTCTAATCCAATAGTAGTTTATCCAAGAAAATTAAAAATTGGAATAACAACTACTGCTACTGGGGATTCTATTTTTACCAACTTAAATGTTGGTAGGAAAGTTAGTGAAAGTGTAAAAACTTATAATTATGGATTTGTTGAGGGTCTAGGTGGTCCTGCAGGAACTGTTGGAATTACAACCGGAGGTGTAAATTATTCCAACACTACTGGTGCCCAAACATTCAATATTAGTGGAAATGGTAGTGGATTATTATTAGATATAACAACAACTAATGGTACAGTAACATCAGTAACTGCAAATACTAGTGGTAGTGGATATAAAGTTGGAGATGTTGTTGGTATATTAACTTCTTCAGTTTCTGGAAATACTGGAAATGGTGCAGTTATAACAATTTCTGCAGTTACAGATTATGATACAATTTACTTAACAAACGTACAGGGACAGACATTTACAAATGCTGCAACTTTACAATATTTTAATAATGCTGGAGCAAGAACTAGCTCATCACTTAGTATATTGAATTCAACTACATTAAGTGAAATTTATCAAGGAAATATAATGAAAGTGTCTCATTTTGGACACAATATGTATTCATCTGCAAACAGAGTTGCAATAACTGGAGTTGAAAGTGATTTACCACCTCAACCACTTGTTTCAGAATTTAATGCAAATTCTCAGCAAGTTAGCATAGCATCTACAATTGGTTTTGATTCGTTTGAGGGAATACCTGTTAGTGCAGCAAATCCGGGATATATTAAAATTGGTAGTGAGATTGTTAGTTACACAGGTGTTGCAAATGGTGGAGTTTTAACAGGATTAACTAGAAGTATAGATTCTACCATAGGTATAAGTTACAATCCTGGAGAGCTTGTCATGAAGTACGAACTTTCCGGCATTTCTTTGAGAAGAATAAACAGAGAAAATACATTATCTACAATTAAAGGCGATATTGATACTTATTACATTCAAATAAGTCGCACTTCCGGTTCAACTTTAGGACCAAATAGAAATGGGGATTCTGTACAAATAGCAAATACACCTCAGTTGTCCTTCAACAAGGAAGATTTTGTAGGTGGAGAAGAAATTTTATCTACACAAAATTTACTTTTTGATACAATTACACCATCTTTTGATGTTTATGGTCCTGGTTCAAACATAGCAGTATCTGCATCCGTTAGAACTATAAGTGGGACAAGTGCTGGAGGAAATGAAACACCTTTCCTAGATTTGGGATATCAACAAATACAATTGAACGCTGAAAATAAATTTGTCACTCCTAGAATGGTATGCTCTAGACCTAATGAAACTCAATATCTTGCAGAACTTCCAAATTCTAAATCATTCACTACTGCTCTTACTCTATCTACAACAGATTTAAACTTATCTCCACAGGTATTCTTGGATGGTTGTGTAACTAACTTCTCAATTTCAAGATTAGATAATCCAGTTTCAAACTATATCTTTGATAGAAGAGCAAATGAAATTGAAGACAATTCTCACGCTGCTAGATATGTTTCAAATCCAGTATTACTAGCACAACCAGCAACATCACTAAAAGTCATTATTACTGCATACAGAAATTCATCTTCAGACTTTAGAGTTCTTTATAATTTAATAAGTGCAGACTCTTATCAGGTTGATCAGGCATTTACATTATTCCCAGGATATGAAAACTTAACAATTGATAACAACCAAGATGGTTACTTAGATATTGTCAATCCATCACTAAATAGTGGTCTTCCAGATACTAGAGTTGCTCCAAGTGCAGATAATGAATATCGTGAATATGAGTATACTGCTCCAAATCTGAAAGAATTTGTAGGATTTACTCTGAAGATTGTAATGTCAGGAACTGATCAATCAAAACCACCAATTATCAGAGATATTAGAGCAATTGCATTAGCTTGATAAAATTATGGGACTAGTAAGAATAGAAGGTCATTTAAACCTTTATAAAGATGAAGATACTGGGGCAGTTGTCAATTTAGACAATACTGCCTATAATCAGTACATACAATCAAAAAAGAATAAAGAAATCAAAGCAAAAACTCAAAGAGAAGAAATTGACAGCATAAAAACCGAAATAAGTGAAATAAAATCATTATTAAAGGAGTTAATAAATGAAACCAGAAGAAGTTGAACTAAAAAGTATTGATAAATTATTTGAATATGAAAAGCATTGTAGGGTTATAGACCAACTAACTACTGAAGAACTTAAAACTTTTTCAAAACTATATTGCAAGTTGTATCTTAAGCAGCAAGAGGTTGTTAGTAACCTATTTCAAAAATAATTATAAATACTTAAAATAATTACTTTGTCCTATAATGGCAGTATATGTATCAAATATTGTTATTGAGCAGGGGTTTGATTTTAGTACAACATTTGAACTTTCCGATGCATTAACTGATGGACCATTAAATTTGGTCGGGTACGGTATTACTGCACAAATTCGTAAGAGTTACTCTAGTTCTTCTGCAATCACATTCACATCAAGTATAGAGGATGAAAATCAGGGAGTGATAAAAATAGAATTAACTAGAGAGCAAACTTCACAATTAAAACCTGGAAGATATGTTTATGACATAGGAATTCAGTCAGGGGGTTTGGACTCAGATTCCGATAGGACTAAAGCAATAGAGGGAATGGCACTTGTAAGACCAGGAGTAACAAGATAATGGCAAAACCATCAAGTAGACAAGAACTAATAGATTATTGCCTAAGGCGTCTTGGTGCTCCAGTTTTGGAAATAAATGTAGATGATGATCAAATAGATGATTTAGTAGATGATGCGTTACAGTTCTTTCAAGAAAGACACTTTGATGGTGTGGAAAGGATGTATTTGAAATATAAGATTACTGAAGAAGACATAGAAAGAGGTAGAGCGAGAAATACCTCAGGACCTGGAATTGTTACTACAACTGCATCTTCAGTAATTGACGGACAAACAAAGAATTTTGACTTTTACGAAACATCAAATTACATTCAAGTTCCAGACTCAGTAATAGGAATAGAAAAAATATTCAGATTTGATACTAGTTCTATTTCTGCTGGAATGTTTAGTATAAAATATCAGTTGTTTTTGAATGATTTGTACTATTTTAATTCTGTAGAGCTTCTACAATATGCTATGGTAAAAACTTACCTTGAAGATATTGATTTTTTACTTACTACAGATAAACAAATCAGATTTAATAAAAGACAAGATAGATTATATCTAGATATTGATTGGGGTTCTCAGTCAAAAGATACATTTTTAGTCATAGATTGTTATAGAATTTTAGACCCAAATAGTTTTACTCAAGTATATAATGATAGTTTTCTAAAGAGATATTTGACGGCATTAATTAAACGCCAATGGGGACAAAACCTTATCAAGTTTAGAGGAGTTAAACTTCCAGGCGGAATTGAATTGAATGGTAGAGAAATTTACGATGATGCAGAGAAAGAGTTGGAAGCAATAAGACAAAGAATGTCTATGGATTATGAATTACCACCTTATGATTTTATTGGATAATTATGACATTAAATCCATATTTTCTTCACGGTTCACAGTCGGAGCAAGGTCTAGTTCAAGACTTAGTAAACGAACATATAAGAATGTTCGGTCTTGATGTTTATTATATTCCAAGAAAATATATTAGAACTGACAATATTATACGAGAAGTGCAATCATCAGCATTTGATGATACCTTCACTATTGAAGCATATATGAATAATTATGAGGGATATGCTCCAGGTAGTGATATAATGACAAAATTTGGAATTAATTTAAAGAATGAGGTATCTTTAATAATTTCAAGAGAAAGATTTGAAGAGTTTATATCTCCATTATTGCAGACTATTATTGAAGGAAATGAAACATATTCAAATGGTAGTGGAGATTTATTATTTGCAACTCGCCCAAAGGAAGGTGACTTAATTTATTTTCCTCTCGGCCAAAGACTTTTTGAAATTAAGCACGTAGAATTTGAAAATCCATTTTATCAACTGGGAAAAAATTACGTTTATGAACTTAAGTGTGAATTGTTTGAATATGAGGATGAAGAAATCAATACACCAATTGATGAGATACAAGAAAGAATGTCTGATGTTGGATATATTACAACTTTAACACTTGTAAGCGTGGGTTCTACAGCAGTTGCACAGTCTCTTGTAGCAGAGACTGGAGTGATTAGTAAAGTATTCTTAAACAACGATGGATTTGGTTATGTGACGGCACCTACGGTGTCCATAGAACCTCCACCAGCAGGTGGGCAGAGAGCAACTGCTGTGGCTATAACAACCTCTACAAGAGGTGCTGTGAGGGCAATAACGGATATTGTCTTAGTGAATGCTGGATTTGGTTATACAACTCCACCAAGAGTGACTATTAGTGGTGGTGGAGGAACAGGAGCAGCCGCTACTTGTGATATATCA